CCTTGGACTGTCGCATCCGCCCAAGGGTGGTAGTGACCCCGTAACGGCCGCCATCGGCTCTACGGCCTGGACCGCCGTTGCACGCGTGGTCTGGGTGCTCGGCGTCGACCCGCAGGACGAGTCTGGTGCGAGGCGCGTCGTCCGCGTGAGCAAGACGAACTTCAAGGAACCGGACAATGGACTGTCGTTTCTGATTGGTGATGACCTGAGGTACGGGTGCGGATATGTGACGGGACTGAATACGAGCACAGTCACAGCCGAGGATTTGGTGGCAGCGTCGGTGCCGGCCGAAGAACGTACTGACCGTGAGAATGCACGGGAGCTCGTCCGGGCGATTCTCGACGGCCGGGACATCGAGACCTCTGAACTACTAAAGCAGACCCGGAACGCGGGCTTCAGTGACCGCACCGTGACTCGAGCCCGGAAGGACCTCCGGGTTGTCGCCAAACCCAGAAACGATGCCGTCACGGGGAAGATGACTGGCTGGATGCTGTCGTTGCCGGACCAGTCGACCACCACTCAACCACCACATGGCCACCAAACCCCCTTTGGCTCTGTGGGCACTGTGGGCACTGTGGCTACTACTAGGGCTAATACAAACCCTTCTGTCCACCAGAGTGCCCAGAGCGCCACAGCGCCAAGAGGCACTGTGGATGGCGTACTGGACTTCTGATGGGCGCTCTAGAAGACCTGCTGGCGTCGGCCCGGGGTAGGCGCATCCCGGGTGGTTGTGCCTTGTGCAACGCCCACCAAAGTCTCGAGGAAGTAGAGCCCGGCATTCATTTGCTGACCGTGAGCCATGAGACCTGGTGCCAAGTTCTGCGGGCGGCGAAGGCAAGGAACAACTGATGACTGACCAGGACGACGAGCTCCACGGTGTGGCCGATGAACGGTGCCGACGTTGCCGCTACCTGCAGGATCTACGACGGGGTGTCCACGGAAGTCGCCAGGTTCGTCAGTGGCCGCTGGTCGTGTAGTTGTGACGAGGCTGGCGGTTGCAGGCTCACATTGCACGGTCAAGGCATTTCGGGAGGTGACTTAGTGCCTGCCTATTTTTGTATTCGCTTGATTGCCTTCTTGAGCTTCATGACCTGGTGAGTCAGATTTTCAAACTCGACGGGGCTGACATTTCCGGACCCAGTGGTGTTAGTGACCTTGGCCTCCAGAGTACGCAAGCGAACCATCAGATCGTCGATGGCCTCAAACAGCATTATCAGCCCCCCGATACCGCCGTCTGCCGTGAGTTGCGCCCGCTTGGTGTCCGAGTCCGCTTGTGCGTAGTACTCGACGGCGATGACCTCAGGCACTTGTCCGGCCGGATCTTCGTCCGTCAACCTCCGCCTGTAAAGCCCCATCATTGCCCCCCATCCACCGTAAGACTCTCTCAGACTAGTGCCATTCAAATGGAATGCCACCGCCGACCGGGCAGCCAGAACCAGTCGGGCTTATAGGGAAGTCGAAGACGGAGCGTCAGCGGGCGACCGGTACCCCGAGACAGCGTCACGATTGAGAGGCTGACATGTCAAAAGGGGGGCGTGGCCTGGCTTTATGCGCAGGACTTGTCTGGCCCGCCACGCACCAACTCGTCCGACCCCGATGGCTCATCAGGCGCAATCGCCGGGATTCGGAACGATTCGCGAGCATTCGACAAAACCCGCAGGAAGTAGGTGAGATTCGTGAAAGTTAGACGGGGGCGATACATCAGCACCACCGACGCCGGATACGGCCACGAGCACCAAAAGCTCCGCAAGCAATGGGCCAGTGTTGTCGATGCCGGACGGGCCCATTGTTGGCGATGCCACAGGTGGCTGGTGCCTGGCCTGCCGTGGGACTTGGGCCACCATGATCTCGACCGGAGCGTCACTCTGGGGCCGGAATGTTGGAAATGCAATCGGGGAACCCCCGGTCGTCGCCGTGGCAGCAAATCGCGCCGTCTCCAATCGCAGGAATGGTGACCATGCCAGGACGCGTACAAGAAGCCGTGGCCCGAGACATCGCCAGAGTGTCCGTCACTTCCCCTGAGCTTGCGTCTGGGGCGCTCGCGGCCACTGCCCTGGCGGTTGCCGCCCAGATAGACAATCCCAAGAACTCGGCCACCTCGAAGTCGATGCTGGCTCGCGTTTTGGTGGATGCACTCGACCGCCTATTCACCCTCACGCCGGAGGAGCGAGCCGATGACGGCATCGACCAACTCACCCGGGCACGACAGAAGCGAAAGGCCCGCAATGCCTGACGTTCGAGGCGCCCAACGCCCCCGTATCTGCTCCATCCCGCCCTATGTCTCGTCTGCCGGCGCCGAAGCCGTGGAGCTTGCCAAGCTGGCCGGTCTCACCCTCGACCCATGGCAGGAGTTCATCCTCACCCATGCCCTCGGCGAACGTGCTGACGGCAAATGGGCCGCCTTCGAGGTGGGCGTGGTGGTGGGACGCCAGAACGGGAAAGGTTCAGTCCTCGAGGCGAGGGAACTTGCCGGCCTGTTCCTCCTGGAAGAGCAGACCATCATCCACTCGGCCCACGAGTTCTCCACGTCCCGCGACCACCAGCGCCGCCTGGAAGCCCTCATCGAGGGCACCCCCGACTTCGACCGCCGGGTTATGCGGGTTAGCCGGTCCCACGGGGATGAGGGCATTGAGCTCAAGGGGGGCAAGCGGATTCTGTTCCGCACTCGGACGAAGGCGGGCGGGCGTGGGTACTCGGCCGACTGCATCGTTCTTGACGAAGCCATGATTCTCCCCACCGCGGCGCACGACTCGCTGGTCCCCACCCTGTCGGCGAATCCGAACCCCCAGGTTTGGTACACCGGGTCGGCCGTCGACCGGCTGAGCAACCCTAATGGGGTACTTCTGGCCCGACTCAGGGAACGGGGCCTAGCCGGCGACGACCCCTCACTCTTCTATGCCGAGTGGAGTGTCCCGCAAGAGCTCGAAAAAGTGGACGACCTCGTTGCCGGTGACGCCGAGATGTGGGCAATGGCCAACCCCGCACTCGGCATCCGTATCTCCACCGAGCACGTCGAGAATGAACGCCGAAGCATGGACCCTCGAGGATTCGCCGTTGAACGCCTGGGGGCCGGCGACTGGCCCACCGACGAGGGTGAGGAGTTGCGCCTGATCGACTCGGCCGCCTGGGCCAAGTGCGTTGACCAGCGGTCGCACATCGAGGGCCGGAAGGTCCTCGCGTTTGACATTCCCAAGGACCGGACAGCCTGCGCCATCGCTGTCGCCGGCAAGCGTGCCGACGGCCTGCCTCATGTGGAGATCATCGAGTACCGCCGAGGGGTGTCTTGGGTGGTTGACCGTTTGGCCGAGCTGGCCCGGAAGCACGAGGCCGACGTGTACTGCGACGACATCAGCGGCGGCGCATCACTCATCCCTGAGCTCGAGCGACAGTCCGTACGCGTCACCCGGATGGGGACCAGGGAAGTGACAACGGCCACGGCGAACTTCTTCGACGCCATCATGGCCGGTTCGTTACGTTGCTTCGAGACGGAGGAGATGGCCGCTGCCGTCGCCACGGCTGCCAGACGCCCGGTCGGCGAGTCCTCGTGGGCCTGGTCCCGCAAGTTGTCAGCGGCCGATGCCACCCCGTTGGTCAGCGCCACGTTGGCTTTGTGGGGCTTCTCGCAGGCAAGCGACAACACCCCACACGTTTTCGACCTGACAGAAACCGAGGCGTACAAGGAGTGGATGCGCCACAACGGCCATCCCTGACCCCAACCCGAAGGAGCAAGACCTATGTCCAACCTCATCCCTCCCGGCACGCTCGCCGCAGTCGAGCAGCTTATGCGCAATGCACAGGTGCAGCAGCAGGGACCCGCGCTCTCAACCCGAGACGTGATCGCCGATCCGTCGAAGGGCCGGCCTCGGTGGACATGTGGCCTGTGTGGCTTCTCAGCCATTTTCGGCTCCCGCGACGTTGAGAAGCACCAGGGTGCCCACACACCGAAGACCACCGCTGACCGCCAGCGGGTCGAGGCCGACCTCGCCGCCAAGCGCATCATTCGGAGAGACTCGTGGCCGTGCATTCACTGCACCGCCGAGATGCGTCCCGGTCAGCAGCACCTCTGCCCCGGCACCCCGAACACCGAGCCGATGCCACACGTCGCCAGCGCCAGCCGATGGCAACAAGAGGGGCTCAAGGCCGCCCTTGCCCGCATCGAGGACGACCAATGAGAAACCCACTACGCCGAAAGGAAGCACCGCCCGTGACCGCCGAAGGATTCAGCAAGAGGACGAGTACCCGACGCCAGCAGCAGGCCCAATCCCTGCTCGACATTCGCGACAAACTGTGTGCGGCCGTCGCTTCCGGCCTGAAGCCGAGGGCCCTGGCTGGGGTGATTGACGCCTTGGAACACATCGACGCCGCCCTCGATGTTGTAAGGCCGGCGCTCCCGGCCCGCTCTCCCGACGCCAAGGTCATCGACCTCCGGGAGAGCGTCATCGCCGTGCCCGATCGGATGTCGCTGTGACCGCCATCGAGACCGCCGTCAACGCCCTCTCGGACGCCAGAGAGGCCAGGGGCCGGCGCAGCCGCACCCGAGCCCTCCAGCGCCTACTGCGGGTCAGGGAGCGCCTGGAACGGGAGCTGGCCGTCAAGCCGCAGCGCCCGCCGGCTAACTGGTCCGAATCCCGGGCCCAAGCGATTCGCAAGCTGGTGGATAAGGCCACCACAGAACTTGAACAAGGAGAACCATGACAACCAATAACCAGCTTTCTCGGCGTGCCAAACGACGCGGCGTCGAGACGAGAGCCAACTACGCCGGCACGAAGGAGTCCCGACGCTTCGACGCCGCCATCAGCCACCACCGTTCCGCCATCCGCTCGTCCTCGGCCAGCTCGACGGGGGCGGTGGTCACCGGAGTGCCAATCGTGTACGAGTCGAGCTACCTCGTCCATGACAGCTTCGGCAGCTACCAGGAAACGATGCAGGTCGGAGTCGCGCGCTCGGTCCTCGCAAAGAACCCCGACGTGCGGTTCCTCATCAATCACGGCGAGGGTGGCACCCTGCCGCTTGCCCGCACACCGTCCACGATGACGCTGAACGACACACCAACTGGGCTGCACATCCGAGCCACGCTGGACACCCGCCAGACGGCGGCCGCCGACCTCGTCTTGGCTTTGGACCGCGGTGACGTGTCGCAGATGAGCTGCGCCTTCGTCGTTGCCGATGGTGGGGACGAGTGGAGTGAGGATTTCCAGAAGCGCACGATTCGGAGCTTCGCCGAGCTTCTCGATGTGTCGGCCGTCACATACCCGGCCTCACCGTCCACGTCCATCTCCACCGAACTCGGCAAGAAGCGACCCACCGATGACTGGCCGGCCGGGGCCGTTGACAGCGGTCCATCGACACAAGACGGCACCCGTGCACTTGCCCTCGAGCTCGACCTGCTGGCATTAGCACGCCGGCCGAAGCAGAAGCCGCGTCGTCCCTACCACGGCATTCGGTGATGATTTGGCCGAAAGGGCGTCGAGGTGGTGGGTTCTTGACGTTCCGCCGCCCGAGCGCGCCTCCAGTGACCAGCCTCAGACACCCCTCCACTCGGTTCAAGTCACGTTTGCTTCGAACCCCTACGACGCCCCACCGACCTGGGTTGATGTGACGCAGCACATCGATGGCTTTGCGACGACGGAGGCAATGCCAGGCCTCCGCTCGGAATGGAATGAGCCATTTCGACCACGCTTGACACGCTCGATTTCATGATCTAAGCCACAAGTGAAGTGAAGTGGCTAGCTGTCTAGGACATGCTTGGAGGCAGCGAGATGCGGATTCGGCAGGTAGCTGTGGTGTTTGCCGGGATGGCCGTCGTAGTTTCGATGAGCAGTGTCTCTCCGATAATAACTCAGACAGCCTCGGCTCAGGCCCCGTCGTGCACTCTGGCAATCACGAGTCCCAACAGTGCCACAGCTACCGTCGGCCTGCCTTTCTCCTTTAGTGTTACGACCACCGGGTGCCCGACTCCGGCGATCAGGAAGAGCGGCAGACTGCCAAAGGGTCTCAAGTTCCAGGACAACCACAACGGGACAGCCTCGATTGCGGGAACTCCCATCGCGAGAATGGCTGTCACCTACCAAGTCACCCTCAGGGCCAAGAACAAAGTCGGCAATACGAAGCAGCATGTCACCCAGGTGTTCACCATCGCAGTTGTTCCCTGACCCATGCGATTTTTCGAGTGATCGGATTGTGAAGATCTTCGTCCCGAGTGCTTCAGTTTCGCCCTGGCCGACTCGAGCCTGACGGGGATCTGGGGCGGCACGAGCGAGGCGCAGCGCCGGAAGGTGCGCCAAAGGGTCAGCTGAGGCATAGCCACTATCGGCAGATGACGGATGGGGTAATCCGTGTGTGTGCCATATCTCGTCGGGCACGACACTAAGCACGGGGGTAGGGTCAAGAGGGGGCAGTTCGGCCCCTATAACAAGGAGACCGCAAATGCGTCGATTGACACTGGTGATGGCGGCATTGGTGATTGGTGTTGCTGCGTGCACGATTGGGCTGTTCAGCTCCGCAGGACCGGCTGGAGCGGATCAGTTCTCCACCAACGTGTTCTGCAAGCAGGTCCAAGGAACAACCGGCGGGACTGTGACGCTGACCCACTGTAAAGCACGACAGGGTGGACCTTTCCCTCAGCATCCGCCGAACCCCGGTATTGGCACCATTTCGGGAGCCACGTTCGTGGGTACGAGTACAGGAACAGTCACCTGGACGGCCGGTGCGAACTCCTATTCGACGACAGTGACCGTCACGAGCACTCGGGCTCCCGACGTGTATCAGAGATGGTGCGGCCGAATGGGTTCGACTCAGTACTACGTCAACGGAACCGTGACCGCTAACGACCATCCAGATATCGCCGTTGGCGACGGTGTACTCGGTTACCTCTGCATCAGTCCGGCTGGTGTTGTGAAGCAGAGTCATTACGGCAGCCTCCTGTTCTGACTCGAAGGCACAGACAGCGTCACGTCATCTGTGCCACATCCTTGGCGGCTCAGGGTCGACGACCCGTGCACGTTCATCCTCTCGAATCGACGACCGCCAACTCCCCTCGGGGCTCCGGGTCAGAGACTCGCCCAATCGCAAGCCCGTGCCGACAGCTTCTTAGGACTCGAACCAGGGGTGCCCCCCACCGACACTTCTGTGGCACCCTGCCAAGGGCAGCTAGGCCGCGATGTGACTAGGGTCGAAAATGACGAGAAGATCCGCTCGCCGATGTCGAGTCGAGGGAGAACTATGAACCTTCTCAAGTCATTTACAGCGTCGATAGCCATTCCTATTGGGGCAATGGCCTTAGCCAGTACTCCGTTGGCAGTTCCAAACGCTTTTGCCGGGCCGGGGCTTCTCGTCAAATGCCAGTCCATGCAGTCAGTACCAAATAGTTCTGTTGCACCAGTTGAGTTGGGGGGTTGCAATCGACCGCAGCTCACGGGCGGATCAGGAACGAGTAGTGGTACTGGGCCCGGTCCGTACCCGATCATTTGGGCAACGCAAAAGAGCATGGATTTTGTCTCTTCGTCCAGCAGTCCCGCGTCCATCAACCGGTGCCCAGCACCCTTCATCGAGTTTGACTTCGTTGGACCGATCACGAACGTCTCAGGCCCCTGGATGAAGCGGTACATCGGGGACATTGTGGCATTTGACTTTTGCTTTGACCCAAACACGGGAGGCGTCGCCGAACTCGCGCCCGGCACTTTGTTCATGATCTTCAAGCATTGATTTTATCGGACAACGAACCTGCCCCTAACGCCGGTT